ATTCCCGCCTCAAAGAAGTAGGCGAGCGCACCAACGACCAGATTGTCAAACTGGTCGAGTATCTGCGTGCGGCTGGCATTCCAATAGCCCGGAATAGCGCTACCCTCCTCTCTGCCGCGCGAGCGGTCAGAGACTTCCTGTGGTGATGAAAAATGTCAGTAGGTGTCAGGAGCGCCGCCCCAAGGGTTAACGAAGCGTTAACGAGCCTTGACGCGCTGTGTGCGCCTGTCGCATAAGTCCAAAAGCAGAACGGCCCCGCTTTTGAGGCGAGGCCGGCTGCGTCCGATAGGTTTCCACGCCGAGATCGGACAGGAAGTGCAAACGGGATATGCCCCAAATTGCTCCTTCCCGTCAATCTCTCCTGAAAATCTCAAAGACGCGGCTCACCCGATAAGGTTCTGCCTGCGTGGGGTTAGATCATCCTACGGCGCGTCGGGACATTGAGGACCAGGTATCCGAGAGGACCTGTGGCGGCTCTGCTCCGGCTCGTCTCAAGGGACAGAATTTTCGCCAAGATTTCCCCTCTCCATGTTTTCATGGGGGGTCGGGGGGTCTTTGGCGGATACCCCGGTCTGAACTCAGGGACAGGTACCTTAAGAAGGTATCAGTACTAGAGCACGTGGGCGTTTCGCGGGTTTCGAGTAGGAGTAGCGTAGCGTGAAAAAATTCTCGCGAAAATTAGATTGCCCCAGACCCAAGTCCTTCGACCCAGTGATCGACCTGGAGCCGCATGAATGGCGACGGGCCGGCCAATGGTTCTTCAACCCGGGCTGGCCGCCGTGGGACTGGAAGCCGTTTATCTTTCTCTACTGGGCGTCAGGCTGTTTCTCCGTCGTGATGGTTGCCCACTTCGTGGCAGCGCTCTTCGGATTTGATTTGCGTTAAGGCTTGCCGACTGTCCTGTCCCGCTCGCCGGCTGTGAGATAGATCCTCAAAGGCTTCCGCACCTTCTCAGGCTCGTGCTGGGCGGCGACACGCGCCGCAGGTGCATCAAGGTGACGAAGCCCCTGCAGTGTCGGCGGGCGCGCCAATGGAACGCCAGCCCGCGCTAACTCGCCCACCCGCTCGGCATTGCGCACGCCAATGGCGGTCGCTGCGCGCCTGGAAATTTCACCAGCACCCGCCACAGCGGCTCCCGTAATGGGATCGAAATATATGCCAGCGGCGACCGAAGGCGATGCGCTGAAGACGCCGTGCGGCGCCACCTTGCCGACAAGACGAAGGAGGTTCTCCGCCGGACCACCGCGCACCACCCTCTGAATGGCGGCTCGCTCGGCATTGGTCCAGCCACGCTCCTGCCCCTTTCTGATCTTGGCCGCGAGGCCCCGGAATTCCTGCCGCAGGGCAGTATGCAGGCCGGCCTGAGAATAGTTGGCGCCAACCTTGTCGCGGGCACTCTCGAACAGGTTGTCAATCGTCTCGCCCTTGCGCATTCGCTGCCAGAGCTGCCGCCCTTCACGCAGCGCCGCAAGCCCTGCCGTTTGATTGCCAGCGGCAATATCGCGTGGTTGAAGGCGGTTCAGTTGCTCGTCTAAGCCCTCCACCATGATCCGCGCTATGCGGCGCTCGCCCGGGTCTTTAGCGGCGTCGCGCATGGTCTGCCGCAAGGTGTCGAGGTGACGGAGTGTCGGCACGGCACTGCCGCGCGGTCCCGATGCATCGGAGAGAAGCCTTTGAAGCGCACTTGAGACACGCGGATGCACGCCCGGATCAATGCCGGCATTGCGCGCCCTGATCCCGATGTTCTGTGCAATTCGCTGGAAGGCAGGCCCGGAGAGCTGCACTCCAGCTTGGTCCATCCGATCAAAGAAGGCATCCCCCTGCTGGCGGAGTTGATCGACTGTCGGCCCTGCAACTGTGCGCCCGGCGACAGCATTGCGGACACCTCCAGCCGCGGCCTGGATACCGCGCATCGCAACCGGGGCCGCAGCGCCGAGGCCCGCCCCGATGGCCGCACCGCTCTCGGCACCGGCTAAACGTTCTTGCGGGGTCTCGCCGCTTCCTGCGCCGTAGAGACCGCCCTGAACGGCTCCCGTGCCTGCGCCGTAGAGAAGTCGTGTCCCGAGTCCCGCGCCCCTTGCTGCTACGCCTACGCCGCCAAGAGCCGGAGCCAAGAGCGCCCCGCCGACCGCCCCGGCAACCTGGCCGCCCGTGGTAGTCCACGGGTTCTGCGCCTTCGCATGCTCCAGAGACTGACGGCGCCGTGCGAGGTTGATATCGTATGCCTTGCCCGCATTGCCGCTGAAGAGGCTGGATGGAGAGAGGTCCATGGCGGCCCCAAGCTCGTCTCCGAAGCCGAACGACGCAGCATCGCCCATTCCTTCAAGGAAGCTTTGCCCCGGCCCAGCCCCCTCCGGGCCGCGCGCCGCCACATCGAACGCCTGCGAGATCCTGTCCGGCGCCTCAGGCATGTCCTGCCCGACTTCCAGCGCCCTCTTCTTCGCTGCGTCCTGCAGGCGAGCCCGGTTCTTTACCCCCTGGATGACTCCAGGATCGGTCACCACGCGCCCGCCGGTCGGAGCGGTAGTCGGAGCAGGCTGCGCAGCCGGACGCTGCCCAGCGGCCTCCCTGACGCGCCGGATAAGGTCGGGATCGGTGACGACTGTGGGCATGGCTTAATCCAACTGGATCACGGTGCCGTCAGGCCTGAGCCTGTAGCGGTGCCCATCGCTCATCTCGACGATCTCGCCTTGCTGCTCGTCGGGAGCAGGCGATGCAGATTGGTCAGGAGCAGGCTCCTCCGGCGGCGCGGCATTCTCGGTGCTGCCGGAAACTGGCGCCTCGGTATCAGCCTGCGGCGCGATACCAAGTTCCTCCGGCGTGTAGCCAACCGCCTCTGCGATCGCGTCCGCGTTATAGCCCTGCTTGATCCACACCTTTGCCAGTCGCTTGGCGGCGTTGGTCAGGATCGTCTGCTGGCGGGCAAGATTGGCCCTGATGACGGGCGGCTGCATGTTCGGGTCTATGTCGGCCTTGGCAAACTCCGACTTCTCCCCCGGCGTCAGAGACGCGCCGAACTTGCTGTGCCGGAGGTCGTTCTTGCGTGTCTGGTAGTCCTGCCACCACCTGGCCTGATCGGCGTATTTTGAGCCCGGCAGCAATTTGCCTGCGGTGTTTGCCACTTCCCCGCCCACGCCGTAGCCGGCGTAATTATCCGACCATGTGGCCTGCAGCCGGTTGATGTCCTGGGCATTCTGGCCGGCTTCGATGAGATCGTTGGTGGTCGCGTTCGACAGGGAGCGAGCTTTCGGCGTGGCCTTCTTCGGCCCGCTCACCACACGCCATACTCCGTCCTCCCCCGCCTCGGTCGTGACGACATTGCCTTCTGCATCAATGTCCGTCCGCCGCTGTGGAGGCTTTTTCGGGCCTCGGATGATCGGCTGCGGCTCCACTTGTGCCGTCTGCTCGGGTGCTGGCTGGTCAGGAGCCGGAGGCTGATAGTCCGTCTGGTCAGGCGGCTGTTGTGGATTGCCGAAATCAGCAGGGTCAGACTGTGGTTGCGCGGGCGACTGGCGACCTGTTGCCGCCTGCCGGAATGACGGCGAGTTGGTGTCATACAAGCTGCCGCCTATGTCCATGTAGTGCGGCTGGTTGTGCTGCCAGTTTCTTTCGTTCTGCGCCTCCGCCAGCCGCGCCAGTGTCAATGCGGTCTCGGTATCGCCGCCGCCTGAAAGAATATTCCCCGCCGCAGTCATGTAGTCAGGCAGCCCGTCCGGCCCAGTCGTCAGGCCCTGCGCAAGCGCCGCCCGCGTGGCCTTGTCCACCCTGCGCTTCTGGCCAAATTCCATGCCCTGCTGCAGTGCATCGCCAAGCCCGCCAATGGCGCCCGCGATGTCGATATTCGGGCGCACTTCCTGCCGCATCGGCATGTAGGGAGGGACAGAGATAGGCATTAGAATAACCCCGCTCCCCAGGCGCCTGTGCCGCCGCCCATGCCGCCGCCGAGCAGCTTCGCGCCGAGGTTCAGCCCGCCCATGATGCCGCCAAAGATGTTGGCGCCGGACTGGTCCTTGCCCATCTCGTAATTGCCACGCGCGCCCGCGATCCCCGTGTCGGCCGCCCAATTGATGCCGGCCCTGTCGCCCGCGAGGCCGAGTAGGCGGTCGCCGAGCCCCTGGCTGACCCCGGCCTGTGCGCCCGCCGTCTGCAGCCCCAGCTCATCCATGCCCTGCAGCCTGTTCAGCCAGCCGCCATATTCCTGGTTGGCGAGTTGGTTGCCACGGTCCTGCAGGGCCATCGCAGTGTTGCCACTGGCGATGTTGCCAAGGCTGCTTGCATTGCGCATGACACCCTGCAGTCCCTGCTTGACCGCATAGTCGTAGCCAGGCCCGGCCTGGAAAGCCCCCTGTGCGTCCTGTGTGCCCTGGGCACCTCCCAGCCCCAGCGCATTGGAATACATCTGGCTGCCGGCGCCGTAGCGCGCCGCATATGGGTCGTAGTAGCCTTGCGCCCTGCCATACTGGCCGCGCAGGTCTTTCTCGCCGGTATCGAGGCTGCCGAAGGCGCTCTTGCGGGCTTTGTCATAGCCCTGCGTATACTCGTCGCGTGCGGCCTTCTCGTTCCGGTCCGAGAAAAGGTCTATGAATCCCATGATATTCCTCGCGAATTTCCAGCTAAGTTAACCCCCGGGGTAAACTTAGCTCAGGTGTCCGTGGTGACAGTTTTTGTCACCCCGTCGCCAAAGACGGCTTTCAGGTCGCCGTCTGCAGTGTCCACGTAGAGGAGCGCCTGTCCCGGCACGGCTGCCGGTGCCGTCATGCCGTCGCCAAGAGCGAGGCTGCCGCGAGCCGCTTCCTCACGCAGCCCACGCAGGACGCTCTCGACGCTTTGAAAGAACAAGAACCATTCGCGGCGAAGAATGCCCGGCTTCTCGAACATCGAGACAGTCGGCGGCGGGAGCGGCGCGAGTTCCGAGGTGGCGGTCGGCATCAGCCCACCTGACGCTCGACCGTCATGTCGCCGCCAAGGAGAGCCGCATAGACCGGATCAGATATCTCCAGTCCCCAGCGGCGCCCCTGTGCCGCCGTGCGGCCAGTGCGAAGGATAGTGATCGCGGGGTTTGCGTCCTGTCGCCCGAGCGAGCGCCAGAGGGGGTTGCTCCAGTGAAGCCCGCCGTCGTCACTCCATGACACCTGGACTTGCGGGTCCGTCTCGATCGGATCGTCGCCCGGCGCCCGTCCGGTGCCGGGCGCCCAGTTGAAATCGGCCCGCGGCACGCTCAAGCCCCTCGGGAAGTCATGCACGGGCGCACTCTCTATGCGCATCACCAGCGGTGCGTCATCTTCCTTGCGCGCGTCCGAAGTGATCTCGTGCAGCTTGCCGGAATGCGTGTCACCCACCAGCCACTTGCCGAAGGCAAAGACGCTGTCTCCCGTGCCGCGCCAGCGATCCAGCAGTGCGCCACTCTTGAGCCTGCTTCTGCGCTCATTCCACTGCTGGGTGGTAAGGTTGAACTCCCACGTCCATTCCGGCGACGATACCACCACAAAGGCCGCGCCCGAGGTGATATATGCCTGCGCCTCGATGCTGGACTTGTCTTCCAGCTCCTCAATGTGGCGATCCACGTCTGGCGTCGAAATGCGGGTGACCGTGTAGCCGTCCAAGATATGAATGCCGTTATCGTCGCCCACCCACACAAGAGCCTTGCCGAACCCGTCCTGGAAGCCGGCAACGGCATAGGTAGCGATGAGGCCGCGGTTGATGACCGCAACGCGGCTGAACGGAAACCCTGCGGGGTTGGCAGTATTGCGATATACCTCGATCCATGTCTCGCACATGGCGAAGAGGTGCTGGTCGTAGGCGATCAGGCGCCGGAGCTGCCCGGCCTTTGCCTGTGCCCTCGTGACATCCAGCGCGTCAAAACTGTCGGCGTCATTGATCTGCGATGCCTGGATCAGGCCGGAGGCGTCGGCATAAAACGTGTAGCCGTCCATGAAGACGTTGGTAATTTCTGTCATGCCGGGCGGTGTCACGTCAAACGCCGTGACGCTCGTCGTGGTGCAGAGGTAGGAGTTTCCGTTCGAGGTTGTCGCGACGACATCCGGCGGCGGCGGCTGGTGGTTGTTGCGGCTGAACTGCACCCTATCGCGGACAGGATCGAAAACCCCTGTCGTCACGTTCGGCAATAGCCCTGCCATCGTGACGGTTCCGGCCTCGTCGACCGTCACCAGCACCCCGCTGAAGGCCACGAACAGCGTGCCGCCGACGAGGATCGCGCCGCGGTATCCGGTGAGCGGCACCAGCGTCTCGCCCTCTATCGCGACCGCCTCCGTGAACTTCAGCAGCCCGGCCGCCGATACGATCTTCGCCGCACCCACCGCGCCCGGACCGAGCGGCTCCGCATAGGCATTGATCAGTCGCCCGGCGGACTCGTGCGTGCGCCGCCCCGGGTAGGAGCCGAGCGGGAAGGGAATTTGACTCATCAGAAGTAGTTCACTTGCAGGACGCTGTAGGACGGCCGCATGGCGCGCATCTCCCGCATTTCGTCCATTGCCCGCTTGACCTTGGCATTCCACGCGGACGGGTCCGCCTCCAGCCCGCGCGGGATGCCATACTGGTCGAGCAAGGTGTCAGCGACGAAGATGGCAACAGGCGTCAGGAATTCGTCCGCCAAATTTTCAATATCGAGATCACCAAGAATTTCCAACGCCTGATAACGAGCTACGGCCGGCTCAATCATCCGGTCAACGGTTTGGACGTCTTCAGGAGCTGCCGCTTGTCCTGCTCCGACAAGAGACATTTCGGCTAACACGGTATCGATTAAGTCCCTTCTGGTATTTGCTCCATTTGGCATAGGTTATATTCTCCTGCGAAAGGGAGGACGCTTATGGAAACGTGGAAGCCAATCGTCGGTTGGGAAGCTAGATATGAAATCTCGGACCTTGGCCGAGTTCGACGTTCAAGCCGAGGCAGTGGCACCTTTATCGGACGCATTCGAAAAACACCGCCCAACCATAAAGGCTATCCGACCGTCCACCTTATCCGAGACGATGGAAGTAAGACGACACCAGTGGTTCATCGTCTGGTGACTGCCGCATTCCTTGGCCCGTGCCCGACAGGGAAAGAGGTCAATCACAAGGACGGCGACAAAACCAACAATGCCCTATCCAACCTCGAATACGTATCGGCATCAGAAAACCTGACACACTCCTATCGCGTACTGGGCCGCAAGGCTGCTCCCAAATATGGCTCAGCCTATGCCCTTTCCAAACTCAAGGAAGAACAGGTCCTTGAGATCGTCGAGCGTCTTAAGGGTGGCGAGACACAACAGTCTCTCGCCTACTATTTTGGTGTCACCCAAACCCTCATTAGCACGATAAAACTAGGCAAAAGCTGGAGCCACCTAACCGGCATCACCCGTTAGCCAGGCTCCGGGGCAATCACGCCGAGAGCAATCTGCTCTTCGATGTAAACTATCGCGCCGTCTCTCGTCGCCAGCGCGTCCCCCTCGCCACCTAGCCGCTTAGCAATCGCGATGATCTTCTTGTGGTGAAGCTCCCGGAAGTCAGGAGGAATGGAGGTGTCACCGTTCTCCTCCTCGGGATAGTCGTCATCCGCCGGCTCTTCGGCCTTAGCCTTGGCCTTCTTCCCCTTCACCTCCTCGACCTTGAAGTGCGGATGCGTTGGGGCAACGCTGAGAAGGTGCTCGTAAAGAACGCGGGCTTCAGATGTTTTCGCCTCGTCGGTATCGATGAGAACGGGCTTACCCGCCGGGAGTGTGATGTCCGGCCCCCAGGTAAGTGCATCCGTTCCGGTTTCCTTCGCTCCGATAAAAGTAATCATTGCCGCGGGCATGGTTCTTCCCCTTCGCTTGTGTTAAAGGCGGCGAGTGATAAGAGTTGCTCGCCGCCCGATTGTTGGTTGTTAGGCCGGAGCAACAGCAGAGAAAATTCCTGTGACAACTCCCGTCTGCACAAGCTTAGTGCCACTTCCGTTTGGTGTAGCCTGGGGTATCCTAAAGGTCTTCGCGACACCGTAGCACATTTTTACACCAACACCGCGCACGAATTGATAGTCTGTCTGATCGCGGAATGTCGGGGTTGCCATCTTGCCCCACGCGAACATCACAGCCTGTTGCCCGCACAGGAATACTGGAGCCAGGCGATCCGTGCCGCCGCCTCCGCCGATGCTCATGCTCCAGCCCGTGACGAAGTTATCGATCTCGGGAACCTCCCGGATGATAACGCCGTCGTACATCAGGTCGCCGTCCTGGAAGAGCGGATTGTCCGGCGCTCCGTATATCTCGTTACCCTCACGCGAGCGGGCATGCACGTTGATGCCGATCACGGCCGGCGTGGTGGGCAGGCCGGTCTGGTTCATGGCGAGCTTCAACTGCATGAAGTTCACGCTGCCGGCAAAGCACACGTAATACTCCCGCCCGTCCCGTGTCGTGTAGGGGCGGATTTTCGGAGCCGCTGTCTTCGCCCGATACTTCAGCAGCGACACCGAGGCCGGGACAAAGGTGCCGGTCGTCGTGGTGACAAGGCCCGCCGCCGTGGCCCAAACGTTCGACACACTGTTAGCGACGGCATTGCCGAACAGCACGCGATCCGAGTTGTTCACCATCCACGCGCTGACCGCAGTGGCGCCCGCGCCGGCAGACCCAAGAAACGTCAAGCCGTTGACACGTCCATTCGTGAAAGTAGTCCCGCCAAGGCCAGTTGGAGCCGACTCCGATGGATGGTTCATCAGCGCCTGGATTATCTCATCCCGCTGCAGGCTCTTGCCCCAGTCGGAGAGGAGCGGCTTGGCCTCACCGAAGATGTCGGCACTGTCCTTCTGCTCCTCGGCGTCATTTGTGGCGACCGCGTTTCTGGCCCAGTCAATCCAGACCCGCATACCGTAGGAGTCGATCTTCTCCTCAAAGCCGGTGAGCGTATCAACGCCAAAGGCCCGCGTTGCGCCACCGATCGTCTGCGCCGTGCCGGGGCCGTAAAGGTTTCCGACGAGCGGAAAATTAATCTGCTCGCCACCCTTCTTCGCCTCGTTACGGATACGAATGATGCTGGTTGCATCCGTCCCCATGTATGGCGAGAACAGGTTCTCGCGAACGTATTCGCGATTGATCTCGGTCGTGAATTGGATAAGTTTATTGTTGGCGTGAACGCCAGACATTACTACTGCTGCTGTCATCGTCTTACCTCACGACGGCGCGGCCTCTCAGGCCCTGCGCCGTGTCGCGTCTGCGAAAATCTCCGCATCCGTCGTCGGCCAATCGTCCCGCGGTCCGCTTGCGGACCCCGGCGCTCTGGCCAAATTCGGAAGCGAGGTGACTGAGGACGGCCTGCTGGCGGCTTCGCCGCGCCACGCACCCATGGCCTTCTGACGGAAGGCTGGGTCGTTCAGGAGCTTGGCTTCGTGTTCGGCTTCGAGCTTCTGGCGATAGGCGGCAGGGTCTGGCCCGATCTCGCGGAGCGCCTTCTGCTCGCGATGCCAGGCAAGGATTGCCTCGCCCTGGTCGTAGGAGTTCTTGACGCGCTGTAAAAGGTGCTCGTCATTAGCATACTGAGGCGAATTGAACTCCTCGTATGCCTTTCTGAACTCCTCGCCGTATTGCCGATCTGCCCTGAACAGGGAGCGGGCAATGTCGCGTTGCTCGAACTGTTGTGTAAGCCGTTGCTCGATGGCCCTGGCGTATGCCTCCGGCTGCTCGATCAGGTCGGGCAGTGGCTCCGGTTGCCGCTGTTGCTGTTGCTGACGCAGGATCTGCGCGAGCTGCGCCTCCAGAACGCGACTGCGTTCCTCGGCCGCTCT